CGCTAGTAACTCCTAGGAGATAGGAGTGCATTAGTAGCGATAATTCATTATCCCTTATCGACTTTTGTATCCGCTCGTTACGCATTGCAACGATTAATTAGACAGACCCCTTCATTGCACGGTACTCCAGCTCGGACATTGACCGCAGGTGCTAAGATGAAAGAGAACTGGAAGTTGTCCTTTTCGCAGGAAGGGTGCGTTCATTCGGATACGTGTGGATGTAAGATTACGTTGACGGGAATAAGTGATAAGACAATGGGGTTTGAGTGGGTTGGCGAAGATGGTTCGATAACAGATCAATACAAAGAAGCTTCTGCAAAAATTAATTCTTTTGTTTCGAATCATAAGAGCATGCTCAACATTCCCCCGACGGTGTCGGAGACAGAATTCTTTAAAGCAAATTTGCGACCGGGCGGAACTGTGAAGCTTATAGCCCCTCCAATACGAGAAATTCCTAATTGGCCAGATAGTGTCGCACTTTATGGGTTGGACCCTAGAGTGATGAATGCGTTACGACGGGCAGATTTTCGGTTTATGAAGCATTTTTTTTCCCATATGCATGTTGACTGGCGTCTCATGCAAGAGATTTGGGGCGTAGCACCAAGAGTGCCATCTTTGGCAGCACTGTGTATGCGTCAGTATTCTATGTTTCATTGGGCTTGTGGTAAGACTAACGGCCGACCTCATGTAGTGTCAGCGATGGCAAATCTGTATCCCAAGAAGATCTCTCGTGCAATTCTATCTATGTCTCGACCTGCAATTGGTGATAAACCTAGAGCACCAATGCAGTATCTTAGTGAGGCGTTGGACCATATGTATCGGAAAATGCGTGTGGATCTTCGTCATAAGGTAGAGGCAAAATTATCGTTTAAGCCATTTATGGACATGTATTTAGGTGCCTCAAACGGATTAAATCAAGGGGTAAGTAAGAATATTAAGCCTACGGAGTCAGTGCCTTTTCCTATCCGAGTTTCCCCTAAAGGGAAGAAAGTGGATACGTTCGAGCAAGATATGGCTGGTATTCTACATTACTTGGCAACGGGTGAAGAGCCACAGATCCCATGGACAGCACCGACCAAAGATGAAACTTTTACGGAGTTTGCCAAGCAGATGAGTGATGAGCAGTGGGAGACATTTTTAAATAAAGTTCGTATTTTTAATATCCCACCCTCTATCTATATATTGATGGAGAAGATGGTGTCATCACTTCGACACTTGAAGGAGCGAGGATGGGTTATCCGTGTAGGTCACTCATGGAGCCGTGGAGGCGTTGATACGTTAGCGCGATGCTTAGGCATAAATAAAGAGAACTGTTTTCTCCCAGAGATGGTCGAAGGTGATGCAAAGCTTTATGATCAGACAGTATGGGAGACTTTTGTTAATCTGTACTTTAGTAGTATGCTTGAGTACTATGATCCATCATCTATGGACTATCCTTCGTTTGAACGCATTACTAAACTACTGCTTAAATTCATG